GAGACTGGGAGAACACCCCTGGCGTAAGGCTGGCTGGTGGACTTATCCCACTTTCTTATCTAGCAAATGTTGTTGGCGGATCATCCTATGCAACAATTAACGAGCTAGAGAGCTACATTACAGACAATATTGCTACCACCACATATGCAGACAACATTGGGACAACAGAACGAGCTTACGTAGACGCTAACTTTGCTACAACAAGCTATGTAGATGCCACATTCCCAGTAATTGCAGATGTCCCTGCTCTAACAGTCATGACTGCAGCAGAGTGGTCTTCAGACACAAGCACCCCAGTAGCTGGTTCTATCAATGTAGAAACTGGTGGGTCAGAGATTAAGGTTAAGGTTGGTAATGGGTCAGATACCTTCGCAGACCTTGACTATATTCCAACAAATGGCTCAGTTGCCTCAGATATTGCAACAGCAATTGCAGACTACGCTACAAAGGCAGACCCAACATTTAGCGGTACAGTATCTCTTCCTTCTACAACATCAATCGGTGATGTAGATGCTACAGAGATTTCTTACCTAGATGGTGTTACATCTAGCGTACAAACTCAGCTAGACACTCTTGACACAGACAAGGCACCTATCGCTAGCCCAACATTCACTGGTACCGTTTCTGGTATTGACAAGACAATGGTTGGACTAAGCAATGTCGATAACACATCAGATGCTGACAAGCCAGTCTCTACAGCTACCCAGTCAGCACTCGACCTCAAGGCAGACCTTTCTGGTGCTACCTTCGGTGGTAACGTTACAATCACTGGAGACCTAACAGTATCTGGTACGACAGTAACAGTCAGTGCTTCTGACCTATCTGTACGAGACAACATGATTTACCTAAACCAGGCTGGCCTGTTTGACCTCTCTGGTGCTGCTGGAGATGGTACAAATGTCGTATACACCACTTCAACAGACCACGACATTAAGGTTGGAGACTACATTACAGTTTCTAGTGCCAACCCATCTTCCTTCGACATCTCTGGAGAAGGTTCAGAGGTTACCGCTGTAACAGCTAACACAATTACAGTTGCTAGCACAGTTACAGACACCTATGTAGATAGCGGGCAACTTCGCGGCAAGTCCCACGCTAACCCAGACCTAGGTTGGGCAGCTGGACGCTACGACGTTGTAAACGGATCTGGATACGCACACGCAGGTATCTTCCGTGACGCAACTGATGGTGTATTCAAGTTCTTTGATGGATATACTCCAGAGCCAGATGAGTCCGTATTTATTGACACTACAGACGCATCATTTGCTCTTGCTCCACTAGCAGTAGAGAAGGTCGTATTCCCTGACGGAACAGAGCAGTCAGCTGCTGGCGTACCATCTCTCACAACTTTCTCTGAGAAGACTGCAAGCTACACTCTTGACACACTTGACCACAAGGACAACATTGTTGAGATGAACATGGCAACTGCTGGAACATTTACAATTCCAACAGACGCAGCACTAGCTTGGCCAGTAGGAGCATCCATTGATATCTTTGCTACTGGAGCTGGAGAAATTACAATTGCAGGAGACACTGGAGTTACAGTAAATGCTACCCCAGGTCTAATCCTTCGTACTCAGTGGTCATCAGCTACACTGCTCAAGCGTGGTGCTAACAACTGGGTTGTCTACGGAGACCTCAAGGCTTAATAGGAAATAGGAGAGAAAATTGGCTAGAAAAGAAGCAGGTGGAAAGTCATCACAACAGAATGACTTTCTAGAGCCTAAAGCACCAACAATTTCTGTTACTAATACTGGAACAGATATTCCTTACGACAACGGACAAATTGTTGTTACTGCTACTCTTCCAGAAGGGTCTCCAGAAGCCACACAATACGATGTAACGGCAGTACCTACCTCTGGTGATACAATCACTGGGTCAAGTGCTACAAGCCCGATCACGGTCAATGGCTTGCAGTCTGGAGTAACATATACTGTTACAGCTACAGCATCTAACGCTGCTGGAACTTCTGCTTCGTCCAACTCTATTGATATTGCAGTAACAACCGTACCAGCTACACCAGCTGCACCTACAGCAACCGCTGGTGTTGATGCAGATACAGTAGAGTGGATTGCCCCCGCCGATGGCGGTAGTGCAATCACTATGTACTACTGGGAGTCTGATGACGGAAAGTCTGGATCAACTACAGATCTTTCTGTTGTTGTTGCACAGGAAGCAGATACTTCACAGGCCTATAGGGTTCGTGCAGAAAATGCTAATGGTCTAGGTGAATGGTCTCCATGGTCTGGTAACGTCACTACGATTGCACCATTCTTCCCATTCTTCCCACACTTCCCGCCACACTTCCCGCCACACTTCCCACCACACTTCCCACCATTCTTCCCGCACTTCCCACCATTCTTCCCACACTTCCCACCACACTTCCCACCACACTTCCCACCGCACTTCCCCCCACACTTCCCACCGCACTTCCCACCGCACTTCCCACCTCACTTCCCACCGCACTTCCCTCCACACTTCCCGCCGTTCTTCCCAAGATTCTACAGGCACGGATTTGGACAGAAGTTCGAAACAGATGAGAACTAAATAACTAAATACAAAAGGCCCGTCCATTGCGACGGGCCTTTTGTTATGGTATAATTTTTGTATGGGTATAGAACATAATAATCCTTGGCTGACCAAAGACAGGTCAGAAACTTCTCATAATAGGATGGCTACGAGGACAATGTCCAGCGGCATTGTAGTAGAAAATCCAGCACTAGGCATTAATGTTTACAAAAATGTTTTTAGCCCAAAAGATGTAGAATACATCATTAGTACTCTGGAGAAAAACCTTTCTAATGGCTCTGAGCATTCATGGAATGGTGCTTTGGTTACTGAGGGGCATGAAAAGATCTCATATGCTAGAGACTGTGTAGATTTTAAGATTGGTCATAAATGTTTTGGGCCAGAAAATGACAGCAATAGAGAACTCTATGCCGTGCACCAGCTCTCTTTTGATAAAATTCACCCACATGTTAGTGACTATGGCACATACTGGGGGGTAGGTATGAATTACTATGAAGTTTTTAACTATGTAAAGTATGAGGGAACAGGAAAACATTTTGCTGTACACGCAGATCACGGACCAGCATATGTAACTACTGTATCTGCTGTTGCATACTTAAACGATAACTATACTGGCGGAGAGCTTACATTCCCTAGGTTTGGCCTAACAATAAAGCCAGAAGTTGGCGACCTTGTGGTTTTCCCGTCTACCTTTATTTATGAACACCAGTCAGAGCCAATTATTGATGGTACGAAGTATTCTATTGTTGTCATGACAGACTATAACGATAGGGGCGGAGCAAAGTATTTTGACTACACCCAAGCAAAACAAGAGCTGATATATTAGTGAGGAATTATGGAAGAGCTTAAAGAAATGGTTGAGCATGAAGAAAGGCTTCATAACTGGTACAACATTGAAGAGCAAACGTGGAGTTCTATAACAGACCTTGGCAATGGAATTCTTGTCTACCACGATGCTTTGCCAGAAAGTATAAAGATTATTGACAGGCTAGAAGAAGTTATGCAGGAGCCAGATAATGGCTTTGAGTATCAGAAGGCCATGGTGGGCTATGGTATGACGATGCCAGAGTATCGAGACTGCTTTGATATCAAGTTTAAAAAGTCAGATATTGAGCACGATACATCAGAATCATCCTTAAAATTGCAGTCTTTATGGGAAGATGTTTATTTTAGAAAGCTTCAGGCAGTAAAGGATTACACAAAAAGACACAATGTTGGAGAGTTGCGTTATTGGGAGGCAATTAACTTTATTAAGTATGGTCCAGGGCAACACTTCCAGGAGCACACAGACCACGGGTATAGCTATAATTGCGTAGTGTCATTGGTTGGTTATGTTAACGATAATTATACTGGTGGAGAAATCTTCTTTAGGCTTCAGAATGTTCACTATAAGCCAAAGGCTGGAGATCTCTTTATTTTTCCGTCTAACTATATGTACCCACACCGTGCAATGCCAGTAGTTGATGGCACAAAGTATTCTCTTGTGACAATGCTAGATTATTCTAATAAGTTTCACAGTGAAAAGTTCATGGAAGAGAGTGGCGATTAGTTTTGCAGATTAATGCATATAGCAGAGGCATAGCCTCTATTGACCAACTTCCACTACAGAGAGACTGGATGGACTTCACTTTTGACAGACATGCATACCAGTGTTTTCCAGTTTCTTTATCGAACAGGCTTGGGTGGGGGATATCACTTCCAGAAGATATTACTTTTATTTGGGATGGGGTAAACGATTCTACTTCGGATCACGTAAAGACACTCAAGGGTGAAAGCTATACGCATCCAGGCAGAGGAAACAGGACAATTAGTTTTTATACTGGAATAACCTTTGACGCACCAGATAAAGAAGACCTTTCTTTACTTACAATGCCAGTTCCAAATCAGTTTATTAGGGGTGCTCAGTGTATGTCTACTATTATTAGCCCCTCAGTTTTGCAGGGAGAGCTTCCAATAGCATGGATGATAACAGAGCCAAATATTGAAATTACCATTCCAGCTGGCACCCCAATTGCTGCAATCATCCCTATTTCAACAGCGGGTATTCAAGAGCACGAGCTGTCGGTTACAGCAGGAGACCCACCATACATGCGTGACGAAACTTGGAAGACTAAGATGAGAGATCGTGGTGATGTCAGTATGGAGCTGAATATGGCTGGGACATGGACGCATTTTTATAGAGATGCAGTAGACCATAATGGCAACCCAGATGGAAAGCACGAATCTAAAAAGATTGTAATGAGGGTAAGGCATGAGCAGTAAAAAGATTACATTTATCGCTGACTCCTATGCAGTTGATCCAAATGATAATGACACAGACCCAGGACCTATTGGGAAAACAATACCAGAATGGTATCGCCAAGCTCCAAGGTACTATAAGGACCCAGCAGGAAATAACTATAAAGACCCACAGGGCAACAACATCCACAGCTGGAAGTCATGCCCAGTAGTATATGATGGCTTAGAAACTGGCTATGCCTTTAAAACACCATGTGACCTAGTGTTTACTAGAGACGATAAAGGTATCCCTCATGTACAGATTACAGATGAAAGATTCCCAAACTTTGTACAAGAAAGACCACCTATGCCTGGATTCCAGGTGCCATGGGGGTATGATCAGTTTCATTTTGCTTGGTATGGAGAGTGGGCAGTAAAACTTCCGTCAGGATATAGTGCATTGTATATACAACCAATGAATAGATATGAGCTTCCTTTTCAAACTACTAGCGGAATCATAGACAGCGATAACGTTAATCTATTTGGCACAGTTCCTTTTTTCCTTGCTAAAGACTACCAAGGTGTATTGCCAAAGGGCACACCATTCTTGCAGATTATTCCTTTTAAAAGAGAAAGCTGGAAGTCAGACTATGAATATCCAGATCATGAAAAGATTTGGAATGACAATATGGCAAACATTGAGAAATATCGCACACCCAAAGGCGGGGTATATCTTAATGAAGTTTGGCAAAGAAGAAAGTATGAATAGCAAGTTTGTGATAAAATATTATCATGGATAATACAAAAAGAGAGTACAAAAGTGGAGACGAACTTTGGGAAGATCCATTTTATAGATTTTTAGACGATCCCAAGTCAATTACTCCATCGAAATATTTTGGCACATCTGCAGATAATATCGTAGAGATTGAGGATTTTCTTACAGAAAATGAGCTTATTTTTCTGAATAATTTTATTCGAAACAATACGCATTGGGACTATACAGAAGATCAGTGGAATGAAGAGGGCGTGCAAATCTATGATGCCTCCTACTGGAAAGATCGAGTAGCAACATGGAATACAATCTATGATGCAAATCCAGAAGTGCTTTCCGTTATCTCCAATATTGTCCTAAGGCTTAAGCCAATTGTTGAAGAGTTTTTTAATGTTACCTGCTTCCCCACAAAGCCTGCAATGGTTAGATGGACTCCAGGAACATTCCAGATACCGCATGCTGATAAAGAGTTGCATATCGGAGATGATGCTGGCAAGCCAAATGCATTCCCGTGGTATGACCTAGCTGGGCTGTTCTATATTAATGATGACTATGAGGGTGGCGAGCTATACTTTCCAAACCAAGGGATTCAGTTTAAGCCAAAGAGGGGTGCTGCATACTTCTTCCCAGGAGACATGCACTACATCCACGGCATTACAGAAATTACTTCTGGAGAAAGATATACTTGCCCGTTCTTTTGGACCATTACTGAGCTAGGAGAGTTTGATGCCAAGTCAGATTAAGGGCGGCACGTGGGCAATTGATCCAGTAGATTCACAAGAGCTAGACAAGGTAGAATTTCAAGAGTTTTATCCAAGAGTTCACATATATAAAAATCTTTTGCCAAATGCTGCAAGACTTGTAGAAATACTTAAAGAGTCTGGCAAAGATAGAGCATCTTCGTACTATTTTAACAAGTGGGATAAGTGGTTCGTTTTTGGAGAAACTATTGGCGGTATTGAGTACAATCCAATTTATCCAGAACTAGTTGATCAGGATCGTAAAGCAGAAGAAGAGGCTATAGTTCAAGAGCTAACCGACGCTTTTCGCTATGCCACACAACATTATATGCAATACCATGGAGTTACCAGAGAAGAGAACTGGACAACCATGGGCCCATCGATCTGCAAGTATGACTCCGAAATGGAGCACTGTAGAATAGACTATCTAAGCATGAAGTATCACACAGACTATGACTATATTCGTGGCGATGAGCCAGGAGATAAGTTTGCAATTACCTGTACCATGTATTTAAATGATAGCTATGAGGGTGGAGAAATGTGGTTTGCCCTAGGTCATCAGCAAGATTCTTTTGGGGAAGAGCCACTCCAAGACGAAGAAATTCATGTGTATAAGCCACAGGCAGGCGATGTCTTGGTTTTCCCATCTGGTCATCCAGATATCCTATCCGAAGAAAGCACATACTTTCATGGTGTAAGTAGAACAAGCAAGTCTGAGGAAAAGCCAGATGACAAGTATTTTATCAGATCATATCATCTAATACCGTTTGAGGGTACGCCAGAGTGGAATGCAGGTCTAGAAAAATATGGCCCAGAGGTTTGGGAAGCAATGGAGCTTGAGCGTATAAAGGCCAGAGTCAAAACCCACGAAGAGCTGCAAATGCTCAAGACAAGAACTGCGGCTAGCGATAAGGAGTGCGGACTTCACTAATGGAAGATCTAGAATACTATGATATACCAGAAGCACCACTGATCAGAGTTTATAAAAACCTCCTGCCAAAGTGGGAAGACCTTCTTGACGTTCTAATTAAATCCGAACAAAATCCAGAAGATTTTATTTATTATAACCAGTGGGAAACCTGGAATGATTTGGGTACAAACTTAGCAGACGGTTTGCCAAACCATAATGCTGGCTGGCTATTGAAAACAGAAGAAGATCCTAAAAAAAGAAGAGAGCTAGAGCTAGTTGATATGATAACAGAGGCTGCACGAAGAGGATTCGAGCATTACTCTGAAGATCACGGCATCGATCTTTCTTTAGATTGGCATGCAGATGGTCCAGCTTATTACAAGTATGACCACACATTACCAGCACCGAATATTTCTAGCCCAGAGTTTAACATGAACTACCACACAGACTATACTTTTTCAATGCAAGATACCCCTGGATTAAAGCCAGTAGTGACATGCACAATGTATATTAATGATAATTTTAATGGTGGAGAGATGGTTTTTAATTTAGAAAAAAGATTATCTAGGCCATACCTCAGAAGACCAGAGCAGTTTGGTCCAGACGAGAGTTTAGATGTTCGTGGTGTGGTCTATAGGCCAGAAGCTGGAGACCTTGTTGTTTTCCCATCTGGACATCCAGATTTCATGCTCGATCAGGACTATTACTATTTTCATTCAGTTAATAGAGTAACTGGTGGAGATAAATACTTTGTTAGCATATTCTACTCCTTGCTTTCTGAGGGGTCTGATGAATGGCGAGCAAACATGGAAGAGTATGGCAAGGATTTGTGGTTTTGGCTAGAAAAAAGACGAGTCGTAAATTCTGGATACAAGAAAAAGAAAATTGAGGACCCAGATGGATACTAATAATAAGACCACGTACCTGATACCAGAGCTCGATCCAGAGTCGTTTGTATTTTTTAAGGATGAAGAGATTACAGATGGAAAAGGAAGGCTGGGCGTAGACCGCAACAGAATCTTAGAGATTCCACACTTTATTACAGAGTCAACAGCAGAATCTTTGGTAACTTATTTTAAAGAAGAAGATAGGTGGGGAGAAACTGCATTTAATGGATCCCGTGGTGCACCCTTGCAAGCTGGCTCTGTTTTGCCATCACATTTCGGTATGCCAGACAGCATCTTTGAAGATATCAATGCCAAGCTTAAGCATGCAGTGGCAACAGTCTATAACAAGGATGTGATTCCAACATCTATTCATGCTCAAAAATGGGATGTCGGTTCATCGGCCAACCCGCACTCAGATAACTCAGATTTTGATGGAAACCCCACAGAAGGATTTGACAATCTAAAGTATGTGGGAATCCTATACCTAAATAGCGATTATGCTGGTGGTAATCTATACTTTCCAGATCACGGAATTGATATTCACCCTAATGCAGGGTCTATGTATATTTTTAGTGGAGGCGTAGAGAATATCCATGGAGTAACAGAGATTACTTCTGGTACTCGATACTCCATAGTATCTTTTTGGGACTTCTAATGGGCACTAAGATAAACGAAACTTACTTTGGCAATCGAGAGTATGTCATGCATACAGACAATGTTGCCGAAGCCCCAGATTTTGCTTCTGATGAGGATGTCCGTGGATTTATTAGTTTTATTGATAGTGAAGATATTTCTTGTGCTCATCACACACACGCAGAACATTTTCCAAATGTTGACGAAAACTATATTGTATTAACACCAGATTGTATAGATACCAATTCAGATAAGACAGCAGAAGATACCAGCACCCTGGATGGTATTTCTGCATTCTTCCATAAGCTTTTGGATGCGGCAAACAGATATACCTTTAAGCCTATGAAGCTAAAAAAGGTTGTGATGCATAGGTATATTCATGGTGCTTCTGCTCCCCCACATGCAGATGTTTTCCCTTTGGCAACACTCTTATATCTTAATGACGATTATGATGGCGGCGAACTATATTTCCCCAATCAGAATTTTGAAATTAAGCCAGTGGCAAAGTCCTTGCTAGTTTTTAAAGGAGGCGGTGAAAATCTTCACGGAGTTCGTCAAGTCACAGGTGATATAGATCACATAAGGCCAAGGTATGTTATTGTTGCATTTTGGGATTATGAAAGCGAAATAGATCAAGCTAGGTTCTCTGAAATAGCAGATGCTACTGAACACCAGTGGAGAGAAGATGATGGGCCAGAGGCTGGAACAATTATGTCTAGGTATGGAACAAAGGCCAAGCTTAGATTTGCAAACAAGCTGCCTGTATTAGATATTAAAGATTTTATTACAAGTAATGATGCTGTAGAAATTATTAGATTCCTAGAGCTAAACCAACGAGAAGACGGTGATGAGTGCTGGTCTCCCGTATGCTTTAGAGAGTATTGGGAAAAACTAAACCCAGATAGTGATAAGAAGCCTATTTTTACAGATGATACAGATGAAAACACTTTGCCTAATATAAACTTAAAGATTAAAGAGCACGTAGAATTTTTCTTGCAAAAGCGGGTGGCATTTTCTAAGTTTAAAGGTCATCGATCAAAGGTTGGCTCTTCTGCACCACCACACAATCACCCAGCAGCAATTGCTGTTGCAATTGTAGTGCTAGATGATAAGTTTTCTGGCGGGGAGGTCTTTGTTCCTAATTATGATATTGAGTTTAGTTTAGAAGCTGGCCATTTGTATATTTTTGAAGAAAACGATATATCTAAGCATGGGTTTAAGAAGGTGCTTGAGGGCAGGCGTTTAGCATTAGTATCGCACTGGCAAGATCTAGACAGCCCATATGATTGGGCTGGAGTAGACCATTAAAGTTTGGTATAATAGTATCAAGATTTGAGGAGATCATGGAAAAGGTATATCATCACCCTAAAATTGTTGAGGTCAAGAACTTCCTTGATCAGCAATACTGCTTAGATGTTATTGAGTTTTTTGAAGGTAACGGAGAAGACGAGGATAACTGGAACCCCATCTGCTTTCCTAGCGTGCTTGGTGTAAACGTAG